CAAAAGAGGATATATTGGTGGGAAAACCTTTCATCAAAGAATGAATGAGCTACACAAAGAAAAACAAGCATTTACAAAAGAGGCAGATCAATATCGTGCCAATAGAGATGCTTATGCTCAAGGACTTGGTGAACTTCAAAAACTCTTTCAGAGGCAAGAGCCAAACTGGGCAGAGTTAAAACAGACTTTGACACCTGAACAGTATAACTCAAGGGTCGCAGATTACACTCTAGAACAAAACAACTTGAGGAAGTTGCAAGAAGAACAAAAAGCTATTGCACAAGAGCAACAAAGAGAAGCTACTATCAAATGGCAAGATGTATGTGTAAACGAGGCAAAGCTATTGTTGGACAAAGTTCCTGATTGGAACAAGGAAAAACAAGATGCTACAGTTAAGTTTGCTAAAGAAGTGCTTAATTTTTCAGATGAGGAAATAAGTCAAGCATCAGATCATAGAATGATACTAGCTATCTATGGAGCATCACAAAATGCAAAGAATGAAGCTCTAAAACCTGAAGCAAAGAAGATTGTAAAGAATGCGCCGAAAGCAACTAAATCAGGGCAGCCAAAATCTAAAAATGAAATCTTAAACAATAATCGTAACAAATTGCGCCAAGCTTATAACAAAAATCCAACTAAGCAGGGTGCAGTAGAACTTTTAATGCAGAGAGGGTAAAATGGCTACATTTACAACTTCAAATGCTGTGGGAGAGAAAGAGTCTCTTGCAGATATAATTTATAGATTGGATACAACTGAAACTCCAATCTTTTCAGCAGCAGAAAAAATCACAACAAATGGTGTTTTCTACGAATGGCAGGTGCAGGAATTAGCTGCAGCAGCTACAGATAACCATGTTAATGAGGGTGCAGATGCAACTTTTGCAACTCCAACAGCCACCTCAAGACTTGGTAATTATCATCAGATCTCTGTCAAAGACTTTGCTATCAGTGGCACTTTAGAGTCAGTTGACAAAGCAGGAAGAGAAAGAGAGTCAGCATATCAGAAGGTATTAAAATCTCTTGAACTGCGAAGAGACATAGAGAAGTCTATTGGTGATACAAATGTCGCTAGAAGCGCAAGTGATCCAAGAAAATCAGCAAGTTTATTAACTTGGATTACAAACATTTCTGCTCCAAGTGATATGGGTGCAGCTACTGGTGATGGTACAGATACAGCAGATGTTACTGGTACTGCTAGAGCTTTGACACTTGCTCAAATTGAAGCAGCTAATCAGGCGGCTTGGGAAGATGGGGGATCACCTCAAATTTTAGTTTGTTCAGCTACCAATAAGGCGAATATTAGTAACCTTAGTGCTGCAGGAACTAATCTTGTAACAAATCAGGTAAATGCAACAGCAGGTACAGCACCATCATTTGTAGGCGCAGTATCAGTGTTTTTAACTGATTTTGGTGAGTTACAGTTAACTCCTTCAAGATTTATGAGTAACGACAAGTTATTTATGATTGATCCTGATTATGTGTCTATCGGAACTTTAAACGGAAGAAACTTTGCAGAAAGTGAGCTTTCAAAAACTGGAGATGCCGATAAAACACAAATTGTTACAGAGTATACTTTGGTCGTTAAAAGTCCAAAGGCTCATGCAGCAGTATTTGGATTAAACGGATCTTAATGAGATAGGGGGAGCAATCCCCCTTTTTCTTTGGAGTTATTATGAAAAGATTATTAAGCACTGATCCAGTAGCTAAGAAAAAAACATTTATGCATTTTGAGAATGATGGAACTACTCATATTTCAACAGAGCAAGATGTAACTAAAATTATTGATAATAATAAAAATCAAGCAAACGATTATCAAAAAGGTCAGATGATTGGAAATACACAAAAGCATTTTCAAGAAGTCGCTAACATACCTTTGGCAGTTTATTTTGATTTAAAAGAAAAGCTAGGTGATCCAAGCAGAGATCCTGAAGCAAGAAAAAAATGGAAAGTTTGGTTAAATGATCCTGACAATAGGGCATTTAGAACTGGTGGGGGATACCTCTAATGGCAATAACAACCTACACTGAGTTGAAGTCAGCAGTTGCAAATCATCTTGCAAGAACTGATTTAACAAGTGTTATACCTGATTTTATATCTTTGGCAGAAGCTCGTTTATCAAGAGAGCTAGAAACTAGAGATCAGGAAAAAAGAGCAACAGCAACCATGACAAGTGGGGATGAATATATTGCTCTGCCTACTGATTTAAGAGAAGTCAGGGAAGTCAAGGTCAATCAGAACCCAATCAAGGTTTTGGAGTATATGTCACCAGTTTCAATAGACAGTAATTTTTCTTCAGGTGCATCAGGTACTCCACAAGCTTATTCTATTGTGGGTCAAGAGCTAAAGTTAAGACCTATACCTGATAGCTCAGATACATTGGAAATTATCTATATTGGTAGTCTTACTGCATTATCAGATAGCAGTTTGACTAACGTAATGCTCACAAGACACCCTGATGCTTATCTTATGGGTAGTCTAGTTGAGGCTTATCAGTACCTTATGGATGATCAAAGAGCATCTTTATATGATGCAAAATTTTCAAGAATAATTGAAGAAATACGAAAAGATGAACAGAGAGCGCACTATGGAACTGGCTCACTACAAATTCAAAGTATTTATTTAAGACAAAACAACGCAGGACAATAGGAGAGTAAAATGTCAGCAATGTCAGACTATCTTGAGCTTAAATTTCTTGACCACTTCACCGGAAGGGCTGCGACTAGTGCGCCTTCAGCAGTTTATGTTGGGTTATCTACTGGGTCTTTTGGTGATGATGCATCAGGAACAGAGATAAGTGGTAACAATTACAGTAGAAAAGCAGTGACTTTTGCAGCAGCTTCAGGTGGGTCTATATCAAGCAATGCAGCAGTTGAGTTTGATGCAGCTACCGGATCGTTTGGTAGTGTTAGCCATTTTGGAATATTTGATGCTAGTACAGGTGGTAATCTACTATTTCATGGTGCTTTTGCACAAGCAAAGACTATTGCATCAGGTGATGTTCTTAAAATAGCATCAGGATCATTAACAATAACAGCAGCTTAAAATGCCATTAGGTGTTCCAAATCTTGATCAAATTACTCAGACTTTGGACTCAATTAGTGGTTCATTAGATACTGATGCTGATTTATTAAAAGTAGAATATAACAACCCAAACTTAGAACAATTAGATGGTTGGGGTCTAACATTAGATGCGCTTGATGCACTAGGCAATATGGATAGTCTGTCTAGTCTTCAGGTTAGACAAGCATCAGCAAGTATATCAACTACAGCAAGTGCTAGTGCAGAGATACAGTTTTCAATAGATGTAACTGCATCTATATCAACATCTGCAAGTACATCTGCAAGTGCCATAAAAGCAAGAACAGTAAGTGCAACACCATCAACAAGTGCAAGTGCTACATCTACTGGAACAAGAATACAATTTGTTTCAGGAACACCTGCATCAATAGGTAATGTAACTGCTACTGCTAATTTTGAGGTTGGTGTAAGCACAACGATTTCTACATCAGCATCAATATCTGCAACTGCCAATAGAGTTCAGTTTGTATCATCAAGCATAGATACAAGTGCAAGTGTTAGTGGTGCTGCAACATTAGTATTATTGGCATCAGCATCAGTTGATACATTAGCTACAACAAGTGCCTCTCCAAACTTTGTTGCTAGTCAATCAGGATCAGCAGATGCAAGTGCATCGACAAATGTGGTTGCCAAAATACTTGGTGAAGATTGGACTATAGTCGCAGTAGGATCAGAGACATTTTCAACAATAGCAGTAGGTAATGAGACATTTACGACTATTGAAAAGGGCAACGAGGTATTTAGAATACAATGATAAACTTTGGTGAATGGTTGCCTGATCAACCTGATTTGAATTTAAATGGTGTAACAGTTGCAACAAATGTAATTCCTGCAGCAGCAGGTTATAGGGCAATACCTGACTTTGTTAGTGTATCAAATGCAGCAGACAGTGCTTTGTTGGGTATATTTGCAGCAAAAGACAACTCTGGAAACGTAACATTATTTGCAGGAGATGCAGGTAAACTTTATAGATTTAATACGTCAAACAGTAATTTAGTCAGTACAAATACTGGGTTTTCCTTATCAGGAGCAGAAAAGTGGAGATTTGTTCAGTTTGGAACAAGTGTAATAGTTGCAGGTGGTGTAGGTGAAAGTCTGCAAGAATTTACATTAGGAACTGATAGTGCATTCAGTGCTTTGTCAGGATCACCACCAAAAGCAGATTTTATTGCTGTTGTAAGAGATCAGGTATGGACAGCAAATATAGATGAAGGTTCAGGAAGAGTACCTTTTAGAACAAGATGGTCAGCTATAAATAATTCTACTAGTTGGACAGTTGGAACAGATCAGGCAGATTTTCAGGATATTCCGGATGCAGGTGCAATCACTGGGTTAGTTGGTGGAGAATATGCAACCATATTACTTGAAAAAGCAATAGCTAGGGCAAGTTATGTTGGATCACCTTTAATCTATCAGATTGATAGAGTAGAGACATCAAGAGGTTGTCCGTTTTCAGGATCAGTTGCAAACATAGGAAACACAGTATTTTATCTCTCAGATGATGGGTTTTATGCTTTTGATGGCACTAAGTCTGTGCCAATAGGTGCAGAGAAAGTAAATAAGTTTTTCTTCAATGATTTTAATGCAGCTAAATCAGATGCTATGTCATGTGCCATAGATCCTACAGAACAGATATGTGCTTGGAGTTATGTATCAAACAGTAGTACAGATGGTAAGGCAGACAGATTAATTATATATAATTATGCAACACAGAAATGGAGTTATGCTGAAGTTGCAGCAGAGTTATTAGCACCATTTTTTACAGCAGGTTACACTCTTGAGGGGTTAGATAATCTAGCAGCTAACTTAGATGCATTACCTGCACCACTTGATAGTAATTTATATAAGGGTGGAGCATTTTTATTTGGTGGTGCTAAAGACAATAAAATATTTGCATTTACCGGAAATCCACTAGCAGCAACAATAGAAACTGGTGAGTTTTTTCTACAACAAGGAAAGCATGGCATAATTAACAGATCAGTGCCTTATTTCAGAGGTGGTACTGTTACAATGCAAATAGGATCAAGAGACAGACAAGATGACACTGTGACGTTTTCTGATGCCAACACTTTAACAGATGAGGGTTTTGTTCAGCATAGGGCGCAAGGAAGATTTCACAGAGTTAGAATGAATATTTCAAATGCAACATCACCAACAAGCAACTGGGAGTTTGCTCAAGGTGTAGATGTAGAGGGTCAAGTTCTTGGCAGACGCTAATTTCAAGGTTTTGCCTTATGAGGCAACTAACCCAAGAGAAATATCATTAGTAGTCAACAACATACTAAATGGAAAGATAAACTCAACTGGCAGTTTTACTTGCACATCATCAGCTACAACAACAGCAGTTACAGATGAGAGAGCAGGTAAAAACAGTATTATATTGCTGATGCCATTGAGTGCGAATAGTGCAACAGAACAAGGGAATGGAACAATATTTGTCAGCACAAGGGCAGATGGCAGTTTTACAGTAACTCATGCAAATAATAGTCAAACCGACAGATTATACGGATACGTCATTATTGGATGAATGGAATAGATGTTCAGCTTGGTTAGAGGCAGCATTATATTATTCAAATGGCACTCATACGATAGATGATGTTTTAGAAACAGTGCAGAGAGGTGATGCTCAGTTTTGGCATTATCCTGATGCAGCAGTAGTTACAGAAATAATGGATTATCCTCAAAAGAGGGTTTTGAGATATTGGTTGGCAGGTGGCAATCTAAAGACACTTTTGAAAGTCGAGCCATCAATAAGGCACTGGTCACAAC